GACGGCCTGGAAGTAAAGGCCAGCGACCTGACCGGCAAGTACACCGACCTGAAAGCAACGGTGGACGGGCTTTCGGCGGAGGTGAAAAAAGACATCAAAATCACCGGCGGCGGCAACCTGATCCTGGGCAGTGAGAGCTTCAAGAACGCTGAACTGAAAGGCAATACCGGCGACGGCAGTTCTATTACCTATGAACTAACCGGCGGGGCGACCATGGCCAACACCAACTCCAACCGATATTTTCGCTGGACAACGGTGGGTGCGTATGTGGCAAAAGGCGTGACATTGTGCCTGTCTGTTATGTACAAACCCGTTTCTGGTGCGGATGAGTTCTGTATGGAAATCGCTTACACGGCGGGGTACTCCACCAGCCAGAGCTGGGCAACCATTAAGCCAACTGATCAGCTGGAGATTGAGCAGACGGACGGCTGGGTACTGCGGTATGGCCTGTGGACGCCGCCGGACAACGCCACCTTAAAGCTGGTGGATATGGGCAGTGGTACCACCCACGCTGGTACCGGCAACTACACCAACAAGTTTTCGCTGCTGCACCCCATGCTGCAATACGGCAACGCGCCGACCGCGTGGAATGCCAGCAGCGGCGACTACCTGACGCAGGAAAGCGCAAAAAGCTTATTTTCGCAGACCGCTGACGAGATCAAAACCGAGGTCACCAAGTCAGTGACCGAAACGGTGACGGCCAACGTGAAGGATACCGCCACCAGCGCTGCCAATGATGCCGTTGACAGCAAGCTGAAGGACTACGCCACCACAGCAACGGTGAACAGCCTGAAAGAAGATGTCTCCAGCATCAGCCAAAAGGCCGACAGCATCAGCACCAAAGTCAGCAGCCTGGAAGAAACCACCACGACCATTTCGGACGACCTGAACAGTACCAAGCAGGAGTTCAAGACGGTCAAAGAATCAGTATCCGCGATTGACCAGAAAGCCGACAGCATTACCCAGACGGTAACGCAGCGCATTACGGGCGGCAACAATATTATTGCGGGCACCGATGACTGGAACAATGCGACCCTGGATGCAGGCGGCAATGACCTGAGAAAAGAAGGGACATACACGATCAGCGGTGAATCCGTCCGAGTGACCAATAGGGCGCAGAACACCCGCTTCCACTTTGGCGCGGACAAAACGCTGGTGATTGCCAAGGGCATGACCTACTGCGCATCGGTGCTGTACAAGCTCAACTCCGGCACGGACAGCCTGTTTTTGCAGTTCGAGACCAAGAGCAGCAGCGGCACAAAAAGTTATTACGGCTCCGCGTTCAAGCAGGCTCAGCAGGACATTGCGCTGGATAACGGCTGGAAAATGCGGTATGCAGCCTTTGTTGCCACTGCGGACGGCTATGCAGACGGCCTGTTTGTGAGTACCGCGAACGATAACGCCACCGTTACCAACGATCTGACCATCATGCACCCCATGGTGCAGATGGGCAACGCCCCCACTGCCTGGACGGCCAGCACCGGCGACTATCTGACCGCCAACGAAACCAAAACCGAGATCAAGCAGACGGTGAGCGAAATTAAGCTGACGGCCAGCACAAGCGGAACCAGCAGCACCATCAAGCTGACGGCAGGCGGAACAGAGATCACCAGCGCACAGATCAACCTATCCGGCGTGGTGACATTTTCGGATTTGAGCACCTGGAACCAGGACAAGACAATCATCAACGGCGGCAACATTACAACCGGACAGCTGCATAACCTCAACTACACCACCGTGTACGACCTGGACAACGCCTGGATTCGCATGGGCACCGAGGCCGGTGAGCGCGTATTTTTGGATAACCGGCACATCGCATGGTATGCCACCATCAACACCGGCAGCATCGGCCTGACCGGCGTGCTGTACTCTGAGGCGGGCAGCAGCTACATCGGCGCGTGCAGCAAGTACGCCAAGTACGGCTGGGTTGACGGACTCGACCCCACATCTTACGTTGGGATGCAGATCACCTACAACCGCAGCGATGACAGCGACGCCGATTTTAACACGACCCGCGTTGGCGTGAGCGGCAAGCTGAATGTACACAATCTGGACGTTTGGGGCGAGAAATCCCGTGTGGTGCCTACCAGCTTCGGCACGCTGAAAATGGCCGCGTTTGAAACGCCGCTGCCAACCTTTGCGGACTGGGGCAAGGGCCAGTGCGGCCCCGAAGGCTGGTGCCTGATTGCCCTTGACCCGCGCTATGCGGAGACCATCGCCCAATATGGGCAGCCCGCCTGGCTGCTGACTGACCTTGACGGCACCGGCCATTTGTGGGCGGAGGATTGCGGCCAGTACGCCATTGTACACGGCGCACCGGGGCAGAAATTTTCGTGGCTGGCTATGGCCGCACAGCGCGGCTATGAAGGCAGCTACGCCGACCGCAGCGACAGCAGCTACCCCGCGGGCGACCCGGCAGGCATTGATCTGGCCGCCAGCACCGCCGCCCGCGCCCAGGACGAAAGCACCACCGCCGCAGATGACCTGTTGGCTATGGACACCGGCGCGAACGAAACCGCAGACATTCTATTGGAGGGATGGACATGAAGAAATTATCTGGCGTGGCAGTTGTGACGACTGCCGAGGGCGAGCGAGTGAGCTACACCTACATGGAACTGGACGACAGCGGCAACATCACCAGCCAGAACAACCGGGGGTCTTTTGTGGCCCTTGACGAAGAGGTTCTGACGGCCATTGCCACGCTGAAAAATGCCGTGAACGCGCGGCTTTAAGGAGGAAACACCATGACCGATACCAAACGCATTAAAGAGTGTAGACGCAAGATTATTGCCGCGATCAATGAGGCGAAAATCCCCTTTGCGGTATCTGAGCTGGTTCTGGAAAACGTGCTTGCCGCCGTGCGGGAGAACATGGCTGCCGAAGAAGCAGCGGCGGCAAACATCGAAACTCCGAAAACAGAGGAAGAAAAACTGCCGAACTAGGAGAAAAACGAATGAAACAGGGAACGCAATTCGTGCTGCCCGTGGAAATCGGGATGGATCTGGATGATGTGAGCCGGATCGAATTTGTGTTCAAGCAGAAGAGCTGCAAAGGCTTCCCGGCCATTAAATCCAACGTCTGGCCGGATGACTGCACCCGGCAGGAAGGACAGAACATCATCCTTATCCCCTGGACGCGGGAAGAAACGTACAAATTCCTGGGCGGCGAAGCATTGTACATGGACACCCGCATCACGTTGCGGGACAGCACTGACCAGCCGCAGACGGAGATTTTGACGCTCAAAATGAGCCCGACCTTATTCCAGGAGGTTGATGGTGCATGATCCGGGTGCGAGTGGCCCAACAGAGCGCCGTATCAGTGCGCATTGCCGGGGCGGCATCCGTGCGGGTGGACGTGACCGGCACCACAGTGGTGGGTGCGCCGGAGTACAGCGGGCCGTATGACATCACGCCGTTGTTCTCGGCGCAGGTTTTGCCCACCGCAAAGCGACTAATGCAGCAGAACCTAACAATCAAAAAGATACCTCAGTACGAGGTATCCAACGATTCCAACGGTTACACACTGATTATAGGAGAGGAGTACTACAATGCCCAATAAATACGTAAACAAGGTGGTTATTGGCAAGGAAACGAAGCTTGACCTTACCGCAGATACCGTAACTCCGGACAAGCTGGCAAAAGGTATCACGGCACACGATAAGTCCGGCGCGCCCATTACCGGCACCAGCACAAAAGACGCGGATACCAGCGATGCTACCGCAGCTGTGGCGGAGGTTTTGAACGGGAAAACATTCTACGCGCGTGGCGCTAAAATGACCGGCACAATGCCCAACAACGGCGAAGTCAACGGTGAAATCAGCACCGTTTCTGGTAAGTACACCATTCCCATGGGCTTTCATGATGGCGCGGGCGGAGTGACTATCGCGGCGACCGAACAGGCCAAGCTGGTGCCCACAAATATCCGCGAGGGCGTTACAGTCCTGGGCGTGAAAGGCTCTATGAGCGGCAGCGAAGGTATGAAGCCGCAGGCCAAGAGCGTTACACCGACCTTTGAGCAGCAGGTTGTGCTGCCCGACAAAGCGTATAACTGCCTGTCGCAGGTCACCGTGGCGGCTATCCCGGCCACATACGTTGATAACGCCGCGGGCGGGCAAACCCTGACGATCGGAGGCTGATATGGCGGTCAACAAGGTTGTTATCAATGATGAAGTTGTCCTCGACCTGACCGGTGATACGGTGCAGGCTGCCGACCTGCCGAAAGGGGTAATTGCCCACAGTGCCGCAGGGGCCAAAGTCACCGGAACCACAAACTATGCCGGCTCCAGCAACGCAGGCGGCTCCGCAACGAGCGCCGAAAAACTAAATAACAGCCTGACCATCAAACTGAACGGAACCAGTCAGGGCGCATGGGACGGCAGCAGCGCAAAAACCATTGACATAACGGCAGCCAGCGTTGGCGCGACAAGCGTTACGCTCAGAAGGTGGTGACAGCTGCATGGGTGTGTATTTAGGCAGCAATGCCGTTGATATGCAGGGCGGCTTTGTGACGGGTGGTGCAAGTGGGGCGAGTTTGCAGAGCAAGACCGTAAGCCCCAGTGAGAGCGCACAGACGGTTAAGGCCGACAATGGCTATGATGGTTTGAGCCAGGTTACAGTGAATGCAGTATCAAAAACTTATGTGGGAAGCGGCGTGACGAAAAAAAGTGCTGCGACTTATACGCCGGGAACGAGTGACCAGAGCATTGCATCCGGCCAGTATTTGAATGGAACCCAGACGATTAAGGGTGACAGCAATTTGACTGCGGCCAATATTAAGAGCGGTGTAAAGATTTTTAATGTGACAGGCAGTTATGCCGGGAGCAGCAGTGGCGGAAACACGCCAAACTTGCAGACCAAAACGGTTACGCCCAGCGAGAGCACCCAGACGGTAAGCCCGGACAGCGGATATGACGGACTGAGCAAAGTGACCGTGAATGCGATATCGAGCACTTATATTGGCAGTGATGTGACCAAAAAAAGCGCAGCAACTTACATCCCGAAGACAACCGACCAGAGCATTGCATCTGGGCAATACCTGAGCGGGACACAAACAATCAAGGGCGATGCAAACCTGGTGGCCGGGAACATTAAGAGCGGTGTGAGCGTTTTTGGTGTGACAGGTACTTATACCGGCGGCGGGAGTTCCGGCGGCAGTGGCAATAACAATGTAGAGGCTTATGCCGTTACCAGCACCAGCCCAAGCGTTAGTTTTAAGACCGCCAGCGGAACCATTAAGATTTGGGGCTACGGCACCATAACCAGTCAAGGCGGCTGGGGCGGGCAGACTACGAGCCTGATTGCGTTTGCAGGCGACAAGTATTACAAGGGCGCCATATACGGCAGCCCAAGCAGCACCAGCCTGAGCCTGAGCATCAGCGGCGGAAAACTGACGGGACTGCCGAGCGGACTATCCGCAATCAGCGCGATTGTGACGAGAGGTATTTGATTATGGCGACGGATACAAAACTTGACAACCTGGTGATCAACTACCTGACCCAGAGCCAGTACGACAATGCGAAAAGTTCTGGAACGTTGAATGCGAACCAGATTTATATGACACCAGCCTCCTCCAGTACCTATACGCTGCCTGCCGCTACCAGTTCAACTCTTGGCGGTGTAAAAATCGGGAGTAACATTACGGTGAGTTCCGGTACGATCAGCCTGACAAAGGCGAACGTGACAAGTGCTTTGGGGTATACACCGCCGACAACAGATACGAAATATACACTGCCGACAGGTAATGCTTCGACCGCGGGCGGCGTGAAGCTGAGCGATTCGACCAGTTCAATCAGTTCAACCAGCGGAGGAATTGCAGCAACACCAGCAGCGGTATTTGCAGCCATCGCGGAAGCAAAACTTGCGGCCTGGCCGATTGGCAGCATTTACATGAGCGTAAACAGTACAAGCCCGGCAAATCTATTTGGTGGCACGTGGGAAATGATATCTGATACTTTCCTGTTTGCTGCTTCCAGCAGTCATCCCGCAGGTAGCACTGGGGGCGAATTCGCCCATAAGCTTACACAAAGCGAGCTACCGGATTATTCGCTGTCTGTGGCCAACGGAAGCAACGTAATACGCTCCAAAACCGGAAGCTCTGCGGATGCGTATGTCCAAACGCAATCAAGTGGCTGGGGTATTCCGAACTGGGAATCCAAAACCGTAACAGTCGCCTCCGGCGGTTCCGGGGCAGCCCACAACAACATGCCGCCTTATTTATCGGTATGGATATGGAAGAGGACAAAATAAGGAGGATAAAAATGCGGCTGAAGAATGAAGAAGCCCTGCTGCATTGGCCCCTGGCCCAACACATCATCACCGCGGGCTGGATCTACAATGACGGCAGCCTGCACCGGGCGCTGGATTTCCGCGCAGCGGTGGGCACGCCAGTGTACGCTGCGGAGGCCGGCACGGTTGCAATCGCGTACCACTGGAATGGCAAGCGCACCAGCGGCGATACAAACAGCTATGGCAACATGGTCAAGCTGAAACACGCTACATACAAGTATGGTACGCTCGAAACGCTGTACGCACATCTTAATAAGATTGTTGTCAAGCAAGGTCAGCAGGTGCAGGAGGGTCAGCTGATCGGCTACAGCGGCGATACCGGCAACTGCTATGGAGCACACCTGCATTTTGAAGTGCGCTGGAAAGGCCAGCGTACCAACCCGCTGAACTGGCTGGACAACGATTTTAGCACGGCCAGCAGCGCGGTAAAATTGGGCAGCTACAGCAGCGTAAAAAACAACACAAAGGAAGTGAAGCGTATGTATTACGCAATCGATGTGTCGAAACACCAGGGCAGATTTGATTGGCAAGCCGCCTATAACAAGGGCATCCGCCATGCCATGCTGCGCGCCGGGTATGGCCGTTACAGCAGCCAGAAAGACCCCCAGTTTGAGCGCAACGCGGCTGAGTGTGCCCGGCTGGGCATCCAGTACGGCGTGTACTGGTACAGCTACGCCAGTACCCCGGCGGAAGCCCGCCAGGAGGCCCGCTGCTGCCTGGCCGCGATCAAGGGCAAGCACCTGTGCCTGCCGGTGGCGTATGATATCGAGTACGAGCCGTGCATCCTGCGCCTGACCAACGCGCAGCGCACGGCACTTGTCCTGGCCTTTTTGTCGGAGATTGAGGCCGCAGGGTATTACGGCATCCTGTATGCTAGCTGCGATTTTATCCGCAATCGGTTGGACCACAAGTTCCTGTCCAAATATGATATTTGGGTAGCGCAGTACAGCAGCAAGTGCACCTGCCCCCTGCCGTATGGCATCTGGCAGTACAGCAGCCGCAACGCGCTGGGCATCCCCGGCTACGGCACCAGCCTGGACTGCAACCGGGTCTATAAGGACTATGAGCAGCTGATGATCCAGGCGGGCCTGCAGGGCCACACCGCGTCCACCCCGGAGGATACCACCCCCAACAAGCTGGACAAGCAGCGGATCACCATTGGCCGTATCTCCAGCGGCGACCGCGCAACCATCCGCGCCCTGTGCGAGGGGCTGGGGCTGATTGCAGCGGGCCTGTACCGCGAAACCTGTGCGGATGGCAACCAGTGGGTGCTGGACATTGGGCCGGTATCCAGCGGCGATGCCTGGTACATTATGCGCAAGTGTGCAGAGCTGCAACTGATTGATGCAGGGCTGTACAAGGCCGAATATGTGGAGGAGTGATTTGGTGGATGCTATTGTTGTTGCGCTGATTACTGGCGGGTTGAGCCTTATCGGCGTTATTATTACCAATCTTGCCGGGCAGCGGCGCACAGAACAGCGCATGGCCACCGCACAGGCAGTAACCGACACTAAGCTGGAAGAACTGACCCGCGAGGTCCGCGCACACAACAACTTTGCCCAGCGGGTCCCCGTACTTGAAGAGCAGATGCGCGTGGCAAACCACCGCATCACCGACCTCGAGAACAGGACCGCCTGAACACGAATACATAGGAGGAAAAAATCATGGATTTTGCATCTTTTGGCATCGCATCCGTTGCCTGCATCACCGTTATCTGCTACCTTGCCGCAACGGCTGTCAAGCAGACCCCGCTGGCTAACAAATGGCTGCCGTCCATCTGCGGCGCCCTTGGCGGCCTACTGGGCCTTGCCGCCATGTACATCAACGTGCCGGACTTCCCGGCCGCCGATCCCCTGACCGCCCTGGCCGTGGGCATTGTTTCCGGTCTTGCGGCTACCGGTGCGGATCAGGTTATCAAACAGATCGGAAAAGCCAACTGACCAGCAAGTTACCAGCAAATTAAATAATCCATAATTAAAGCGGCGGGCTTTCCCTCTTTTCAGGGATTGCCCGTCGCTTATTTTTTATGCCTTATTTTCAGGCATTTTCCTTTACTTTTAAGTATTGTAGGACTATAATAAAATGTAATTCATATGAAAGAAGGAGTTTGAACGATGGTATTAACCGACAGAGAGCTCCGTACACTGAATCAGGAACTCACAGCACAAAATAAGCCTCTTATTTCTGATGCTAAGAGCGATCAGTTTTTCTCCATTGGCTACGACTTGACTACTTCTGGTTTCTATGTAGGTCAGGAAGCTGAAAAGTCAAATATTTCTCTGGCTCCTAACGATTCAGTTTTTGTTAAGTCAAAAGAAGTAATCGACCTCCCCAGCGATGTAATGGCATATGTTTCTTTGCGAAACAGCCGTATTCGTCAAGGACTAAGTTTGACCGCTCCGATTTATCAACCAGGGCATAAAACTAACATTTATTTCCGAATCACAAACGTCTCAAAACAAGCTATTAAGCTTGATTGCACTAAGGGCATTGCTTCTATTCTTTTTGTAAAGTTAGATTTGCCCGTTGACAAACCTTATGCTGGAGGTTTTCAGTCCGAGTTTGACTATCGCGGACTGGGCGATTATACTTCAACCCTATCCAAAGATATGGTTGATATCGAAAAGAAAGTTGAAAACGTTAAGGACATAGAAAAAAATATGTATGGCAACGTTCTTGCCATTATGGGAATTTTCGTTGCCATTTTTAGCCTTATCAATGTCAATGTATCGCTTGCCACTGCAGAAAATGTTACAATGAAAATGTTGCTTACAATGAACTTTTCTACTGTAACATCTATTGGTTTCCTGATTGCATTGATCCGTACCTTTTACCCAAACGGAAAGCATAAATGCGCACTTTGGATTGCATGTGCTGTTGCTTTTGTTGCAACAGTTGTACTACAATTTATTCTTTAATTTATGCATAAAAAGAGCCGAGATTTTATCTCGGCTCTTTTCCTTTTGTAGTCAAAAAGTAGTCAGCCCAATGCATAACAAAAAGCGCGGCAAATGTTTTGCACATTCTACCGCGCTTTTTCTGGTGCACCATCGGGGACTCGAACCCAGGACCCACTGATTAAGAGTCAGTTGCTCTACCAACTGAGCTAATGGTGCTTAATAAAGCAAACCCACGAACCGGGCTTTCCGCTCGGCCCGTGGGCTGCTTGCTTTTTAAGAGAAACCGGCATCTACCT